CTCCCACTGTCAAATGGGAGGGCGGACACTGGGCGGGTTGACAGACCTGTGAGGGCACAGGCGAGCCTTGCGGCTCCCCGCCAAGTCCACCCATAAAGGGGCGCACCACGGGCGATAAAAAAGCCGCATTGCTGACGCTTGCGGCTCTTCGCCGCTCCTACATTCAGGCTGTCAAACCCGGCCACTGGTGATCCAGTGACGCGAGCAGTATAGCCCGATGTGGCGGCGGTGTTCAAGCGGCATGCTCCTGCGCGCGGCGGTGCATGGCGTCGTACATCGCGGATAGCACGTCCTGCGCGGCTTCGCTCAGGGCGGCGTGAGTCTCTTCCAGCGATTGCAGCGGGGCGACGGTGGGCGCGAGGCGGTCGGCCATGTTTTCCATCAGGCCGCGCAGGGTGGCGCCGAAGTCGGCCAGGGCGAAGTCCACATCGTCCTTGGCCAGCAGGTTTCCGGCCTTGAATTCCCGATCCATGCGGGCGATGTCGGCTTCGTGTTCGCGCTTGTCGGCTTCGGCTTTCTTGAGGCGCAGATTGAGCGCTTCGATGCCTTCGGCAGGCGCTTTTTCTGGCGTGCCGTTTTGTTTGGCGTCCCGTGCCTCGCCCAGTTGCAGCGCGTGGGCGCGGTGGTGGGCGGACGGGCTGGCCAGCGCATCGATGCGCGCGACGCTGGCTTCGATGTCAACCAGCCCGGCTTCCGTCATGACCAGACGACCTTCCTGCTTCATCTTGGTGACGGTGCTCTTGGCGTAGCCCATGCGCTTGGCGAATTCGGATTGCGTGGCGGTGGTCATGCCGTCACCTTCCGCGCGCAGCCGCTGCAGGCGTGCCAGCGGGTTTTCCTGCCGCCGGCGCTGTCGCACCAGGGGCGCACGTGGGCGTTGCCGCCGGGGTGCCAGTGGGCGCAGCCTTTGCGCCAGTTCTGCTGCCAGGTGAGCGCGGGGAATTCGGCGCTGGTGATGGGCTGGTCGTATTCGGCGCGGTTGTAGCAGGTTGGGCGCTCGATTGCCGGCGGTTGGCAGGCGGCCATCCAGGCGCGCTGGCATTCTTCCATGGTCATGGTGCCGTCGGCGTTCATCTGGCGGTCCTGAGTGCGTTTTGTAGTTCGGTTTCGAAATACTTGTCGAAGTTGCTGCGCGATTTTTCGACGGTCTTATCGAGGTCGAGGCGCTTCTTGTAGCTGGCGCCTTTGACGAATACCAGGATTGGGCGCAGGCGGCCGCGTCCGCTTTTGTGTTTTTCGTCGATCATCCAGATCCCGTTCGGGGTGTTCGGGCCTGGCTTGCCTGCCCAGTAGACGTGGCGGGCGGCGGCTTTGCTTTCGGATTCGTTTTTGTTGGTCATAAAGTTGGAGGGTTTGGGGGGGTAAGGTTGACACATGGCAGGGGCTTTTCGAGCTACAAGGCCGATACGGGATCGAGAACCGGGATGTATTTATTGACGGGCGTTACGAGATTGATGAAATCGTCAGGCAAATTTACATGCATTGCGGCCCGCCGACATGGGATAAGATCCGCCGACGCTGGAACTTTGACAATCATTGGAACATCCTGATTGGATTCGATAACGCGAAAGGCTATCAATACGATGCGGGAACCCCGAAGTCTCCACGCAAGGTCTGGAAGATTTATTCAAAGTGGCAATATGGCACGACGAGCGCAGCCCAACAATTCCGGACGATTCACTTCTCAAACCTTCGCGCCAAGGACGCTCTAAGCGGCCTGATGTCGATCAGTAAGAACGGGGAATTCGGATTCCCGGTTGACGTTTCGAAAAACTATCTCGCCCATATGCAGGCGGAAACGAAGCGCGAAGTTTCGCCAGGAGTGTATCGCTGGGAGAAAATCAAGGATCACTACCGGAATGATTTGTGGGACACCGAGGTTCAAGGCATCGTCGCGAATGCGATTCGGGGGATTATGAAAATCGAGACGAGCGACTGACATCCTCTTGAGTAACACCGCTCCAGTTCTCAGGAACATGGACGCGCAAAAATTCAAAGCAGGCACCAACGTATTCGCAAAGGTTGACGGCAAGGAGATTGGCCCGATCTATCTCGTTCAAATCGACGGCGACAAAGCCACGCTCCAAGGCGCTGAAGCCATCGTCGTTCCCATCTCCGACCTGCTTGAATTGCCCTCGCCAGCCAAAGCGAAGGAGGTGGCGTAATGGCTGCGCCAAGCCTCAAGTTCATCGCCGCCCTTCGCCGTCACGGCGCGGAGTCGCCAGCGAATAAGCAACAACTTCAAGAGTGGAAATCCGCAGCGCTCACGGCTGTTGCCGAGAATGGCGGCGGCGATATTTCTAGCGGCAGCGGCAACGGGGTCGCGTTCGCCAAGATGATTGGCGGCGGGACCATGACCAATGCCGAGTGGTTCACCGCGCTTGACGAGGCGCTTCAATACATCGCCGCAGGAATCGCGCCGTCATCCCGCACGCTCGGAAGAGTGATCTAATCAATGTCATCCATCCTCGATCAATACGGCAACCCGGTTTCAAGCGCATCCCGCAACTTCGCGAATGCCGCTGACAGGAACGACCGCGCCACGCCGCAACGGCCACTTTTCAAGGATGACCATCACAAGCTGATTCCGGATCTTGACCGCCAATTCATCGTCTCCGGATCTCGCAACCTCTTCCAGAATTACGGGCCGTGGTCAACGCCGATGGTGCAAAAGGCTGACAACGCGGTCGGTCGGGCATGGAATCCAAAGTTTCTTGGCGAGGATACCGAATGGGGCAAGATCGCTGTCGATTGGTTGGCAAATCAATGGTATGGAAACTGCGACGTTCGGGGCCGCGCATGGGATTTCAAAACCCTGCTATGGCTCGACTCGGTTGCCATCGACCGAGACGGCGACTTTCTAATCTATTTGACAGAAGCTGAATCCGGTTCGGGCTATCCGCTCACCCAACGAATCCCTGTCAACCGCATCGGGCAACGTGGATATTCATCCAACGGGATTGTTGATTCCGGGCCATACAAAGGATTCAAGATCTCTCACGGCGTCATTCGCAATAAGTTTGACCGGGCGATTGCATTCCGCGTCCTTGGTGACAAGGCGGAAGAGGACCAAGACATTTCCGCCGACAAGCTCATTCATGTTTTTGACCCGCTGTGGCACGATCAGGTTCGGGGAATTCCGTCCGGATCAGCGGCAATCAAACTGATTTACGGATCACTCACGGCGACCGAGCGCGAGCAGATGAACCAGATCATTCGCTCGTCATACGCGCTGGTTGAATACAACGAGACGGGCGGTCCCGATTTGGAAGATCCAGGCACGCAGGCGGGGACGGCGGCGACCGATACTTTAGCGGGAACACCCACCGTCGAAAGCCTCGCGGGCGGGATGATTAAGTATTTCCGCAGCAACTCGGGCGGGAAGATGGAGGCGCTTGATAATGATATGCCCGGAGATTTCTGGGATCGCTTCCAAGACCGCGTTGTCCGCACCCAAGCCGCCGCACTCAACTGGCCTTACGAACTATATTGGAAGTCTGGCGAGGTGAATGCCGCGCTTGTCCGGAACCTTCAAGAGAAAGCCCGCATGTCGGTTGAGGATCGTCAGGACGTTCTGAAATCACCGATGCTCTTCGTTGTCCGCTACGCCATCGCAAAGGCCATGAAAGCGGGTATCATCCCGCGTCCAAAGAATCCGGCAGACGGATGGAAGTTCGACTTCCAGATGCCGCGCAAGTTCTCAATCGACGCCGGGAAGGAAGCCGCGCAACGCCGCGAGGATTACCGGATCGCCTTCCGTTCGCGCACCGCGATTGCGGCCGAGGACGGCAGCGATGCGGAGGCCACCGAAAACGAGAAAATCGAGGAGGCTTTCCGATACGAAAAGAAGATCCGTGAGCGTGAAAAGGTGGAAGGATTCACCGTGGACCGCCGCCAATTTATTATGATGGGGCCTAACGAGATGGCTCCGGTTGAGGAAGATCCCGCGCCCGATCCGAAAAAGAAAACCGAGGACGAACAATGAACGCAATCACCCCAACAATCGGGCAACTCCGCATGTTAGCCTCGCTTCGTGGCCAACAATGGATGATCCGCCCTGACGCCATCCAACAGTTTGCGCTTGCAGCTTTGGATGTCCCGGAGAAATCGAACGCGCTCAACATCGAGTTCACCGACTTTTTCGAGCTCCGTCCCGAAGCGATGATGGACGCGGATGGAATTGCTCACATCCACGTTCAAGCGATGCTCGTCAATTCATGCCCGCCGATCTATGAAAAGCTCGGTCTTGCCACGCGATACACCACGATCATCGCTGAGACTCAGGCGGCGATTGACCAGGGGGCAAAAGCAATCCTTTTCCATGTTAACTCACCGGGCGGCACCGTCTCTGGAAACATCGAGGTCTCCAAGTTCGTCCGCGACATCCAACTTCCAACAGCCTCGTTCTGCCACGGGCTGGCGTGTTCCGCCGCCTACAAATTCGCATCCGGGACCGGGGCCATCATCGCCAGCGAATCCGCCCAAGTCGGCAACATCGGGACGATCATGTCTTGGATGGATTGCACGCAGTTTTGGGCAGAGCAGGGGATCGAGTTCAAGGCCATCACTTCCGAAGGCGCGGATCTGAAATCAACTTTCCATCTGGAGCCTAACGAAACACAACTCGCCTTCCTGCAAGAGTCGGTTGACGAAGCGGGTGCAATCTTCCGTGAGCATGTTGCCAAGGGGCGAGCTGCCGCAGGCGCTGAACTTGACCCCGAAGTATGGCGGGCTGGTTGGTATCATGGCGAGCACGCGCTTGCGCTTGGGCTTATCGACGCCATCGGAACCGCGAAGGATGCGACTGATTACCTAATCGGCGAACTTCAAAACAATTCTTGAGTAACACCAAAACAAAATCAGAAATGAAACTTTTCTATACCAACTCTTCCGCAAAGGAAGAAATCGGCAAGCTCGAAACTCAGGTTTCAACTCTTGAAGCCGACAACGCCGCCGCCACCGCTGACATCACCCGGCTTACCGAGGAGCTGAAGACGGCCAACGAAAGCCTTTCCGCGATGACGGCCGAGCGCGACGAAGCCGCGAACGCTCTGGAGGTTTCCGAAAAGGCACTCACCAAGGCAAACGCCGATCTTGCCACCGCGCAAGAAGCCGTTGCCGACTTCCCCGGCAAGGTTGAATCCGCCGCTCAAGCCAAGTTCGAAAGCCTTGGCGGGCCTCCGTTGGAGACCTCGGAAAAGAACGAGCAAGTCAACGGCAAGGCCGACAACTCCGCGCTAACTGGCCACGCCAAAGTCTCCGCATTCTTCAAATCGAAGGAAAAGTAATTTCAACTCACACACCGCACCTAAATGCCCAACATCACTCTACTCGACGTTGCAAAACTGAACGGCAATGATGCCGTTGTCGGACTCATCGAAGAGTCCATTTCCGCCACTCCTGAAATGGCGCTCTTCCCCGTTCGCACGGTGGATGGCACCGGCTTCAAGACGCTCGTTCGCACCGGACTTCCAACCGTTGACTTCATCGCCGCTTCGCAGGGTATCCCCGGCAGCAAATCCACCTTCGACAACAAGCATTTCGATTGCTCGGTTCTCGGTGGACGGATCGAAGTTTGGAAAACCGTTCTGGATGCGCCCGAAAACGGCCCCGCCGCCGACATCAAGGCTACTGAAGCCACGGGTGTGATGGAGGCCGCGCTACGCAAGGTCGGCAAACAAATCTTCTATGGAAAAACCGCGCTTGGTTCTGCCATGGGTTTCCCTGGCCTTGTTTCCTTTGTGGATTCCGGAATGATCTATGATGCCACCGGATCGACCGCCGACACCGCAAGCTCGGTCTATTTCGTCAAGTTTGGCGCTCGCGACGTGACCCTCGTCATGGGCAAAAACGGCACCATGGAGCTGGGGGATTTCCGGGTTGAGTCCTTGGTGGATTCCGATGGCAACAAAGGCCCCGGCGAAGTTGCTGACCTCGCATCACGGATCGGCTTGCAACAAGCCTCCAAGCATTCCGTGGTCCGCATCAAGAACCTCACCGCGCAGGCAGGCAAGACGCTGACTGACGCAATGATCGCCAACGCGCTCGACCTCGCGCCAGCCGGGTTTACCTTTGATGCCATCTTCATGAGTCGCCGCAGCCGCTCACAGCTCCGCGCTGACCGTTCCAGCCGTCAGACCAACTCGACGGGCAAGGGTGATGGTGGATCTACCTATACTCCAACCCCGACAGACTTTGAGGGAATTCCCATCATCGCCACGGATTCCATCCTCAACACTGAACCAATCGCCTAATTCCAGGCACCCCACAGAATTACCATCATGGCTCACGAATTCGCACGAAACGTTCAAGACAAGGCGGTCAACCCGGTCCCGTTTGCAATGGGCGCGGCATCCGCATCCACCAACAGCACCGCGATTGATTTGCAGACAGTCGCTGGCAATAACTTCCGCCCGGAAAACATCGAGTTCGAACTTTCCATTCCGGCGCTCGCAACTGGCATCATCCCTGATGCTTCCGTCGTGAGTCTGATTTTGGAAACCTCGACCACCTCCAACTTCGCGGCCATCACCGGCACTTACACCGAAACCGTCACGGGCGCAGGTGGAGTCGGAACAGGCGCAAGAACTGCCCGCTTCCGCATTCCATCAAACTGCCCTCAATTCGTTCGGTTCAAAACCACTCGCGGCTCTGGCGGAACGACCGCCGCAGGCGTCAACGCTACCGGGACCGTCCGCTTCTAACTTCACTGGTTGCATATTGTTGGATTCATGCCTTACGGCCCGCTTCTGCAAAGGGGCGGGCCGTATCGTTAGGAGCCTAAATCATGAACGTTCAAAATTTCCTCAAGTCCGCATTCAAGGGATCGCTCTCCATTATGGGATCGGAGCCGATTGTTATTTCGGGCGTCACCATTCAGGCGATTGAGGACGAAACCGCGTCGAGCAACGCGCTCGGAACCGCTGCCGCGAATAACGAGCGGATGCTTGTCGTCAAGTTTCCAGCCGATGCCTTCACGGGGCCGCTAAAGTCCGGAATAGCAGTCGCCGCCCGCGCTCAAAGCTGGCAGATCTCAGCAGAGCCGGATTCTATCCGCAAAGGCCAAATCGCAACCACTATCACCTTGATCGAAAAAGAGACGACGGTGGCGTTGGTGATCGCGCCGACTCCGGCGGTGATGTGCCACAAGTGGGCGGTTCCTTTAGATGCAGCGGCCATATGAAAATGGCCCGGTGTTACTCAAGAATCAAGCAGCTCACAGGTGACGTTGAAAACAAGATCCTCGATCCAATCGGTTTCGTTCCGGTCGCTCGGATCATCTGTCATTTCAACATAATGGAAATGGATGCCCGTGACGGTGCGCTCGTCATCCTCTTCTGGCTTGTTGAGAACGGCTTGCAGGGCTTCAAGATCGTTTGTCATCGCGAGTTCAAGCGCCTCTCTCCATGTGTTCACATCGGCCCGGTCAGCGTTCACAGAATCCACCGTGAACTTGCACCGCAGGCGAACAACTCTCACTCCGCATTCTGCCGGGAATTCCGGATGCGGCGTTGACCCTTCCGCGTAAACGACAAGGTTCGGAAACTCGATGGCTTCAACCTTTTCGTGACCCTCATAAATATGAAGTTCCTCGATGTCGAGAGCATCGGGCAGGAAGTCGAGAGTGATCGCCTTTTCGGCTTTGATGGAAATTGGCAGACTCATTAGATGGGTTCGGGTGGTTTTGATCCCTCTGACCCGCCTGCGGTGTTGGCGGCGATGATGGCAAGCAGATCAACCTGCTTGCGGCCATAGTCATTTTCCATCATGCGCGCCCCGCCCCCGCCTCCGATGTCGGCGAGTGAGCTGGTGGAAATGGTTGGTCCACGTCCTTGGAGTGTGTCGAGTTTTCCTTTGGCGTCATCGGCGATGCTGCGGGAAATGGCGTCAATCTGCCCGGATAACTCCTTGGCCTTGTTGCCGGCTTCTAGTCCGCCCTTGTAGTCGCCTCTGCCGTTCGCGTCCTTCTCATCCTTGAGCGCCTGCGCCCGCTCGCGCCTCATCATCTCGCGCTTGCCCTTGTCGTCCATGCCGGCGAGCTTGTTCTCTCGGTCGAGTTCGGCGGATTTCTCAGCGAGCTTGACCATTTCTACAGCGCTTTTTTCCACGAGTGCCTCCTTTTCGTTAGCGTCTTTTTTCTCAATGTCTCACTGCTCCTTTCG